TAAGCTTGGCGAGAGTAAGAAAGAGGAGACAGAAACAGAAACAGCTAGTACTGATGAGAAGTCCGAAGACACGCCTAAGATGTCCGAGGGTGCTACGCTCATTACTGATGCTAGCAAAGAGTACTTTGATAATGACAACAAGTTATCACCAGAGACTCTTGCTAAGTTCTCCTCTTTGTCCAGCCAAGATCTTATCAAAGCTTACATGGAGGTACAGTCCAATCCTGAGTTTCAACAACAACAACAAGGAACCCCACCAGCTGAAATTACTACATCTCAAATCAATCAGATTAAGAACTCAGCAGGCGGTGAGCAAGCATATGCTCAAGTAGTAAACTGGGCTAAGTCTAACTTACCTCAAGACCAACTAAATGCATTTAATGAAGTCGTAAACTCAGGTAGCGTACAAGCTATACAACTAGCTGTGTCCGGACTTAAAGCAGAATACGATAACGCAAATGGAGTAGAAGGTAGAATGGTAACAGGCAAGGCTACCACTAATAGCGGTGACACCTTCCGCAGTCAGCAAGAGCTAGTTGCAGCGATGAACGATCCTCGTTACGACAACGACCCTGCTTACAGACAAGATGTAATACAAAAACTAGACAGATCAGACTTGGAGTTTTAATCATGCCGATGGGAAAAGGAACTTACGGTTCAAAAAAAGGTAGACCAGCAACTAAAGACAAGAAGAAGAAAATGTCAAAGGGGCTAGCCGCACTAGCAAAAAAAAGACCAAAAGTTGCGGCTGCAATCATGAAAAATAAAAAGGGTAAAAAGTAATGGCAGAACCTTATGATCTAACACCTATACCTAGAAAGAAACTGAAGAAGATTCAGAAGAAACTAAAAGGAAAAGGTGGTAGTCCTTATGACTATTTTAAAGAGGATAACAACGGACCAGTATAATGGCTGTAAAGAAAAAGAATGTCAGTCTCAAGATGGGGAAACACAAGTCCCGATCTGGTGGACTGACAGCCGCTGGTAGACGTAAGTATAACAAGGCTACCGGCTCCAACCTCAAGGCTCCACAGCCCGGAGGTGGTGCACGTAAGCGTTCTTTCTGTGCTCGTATGAGTGGAGTCAAAGGACCAATGAAAAAACCAAACGGCAAGCCTACTCGTAAGGCTCTTGCCCTTCGCAAATGGAAATGCTAACATGAAGCAATATGATGAGCCTGATGAAAAAGGCAGAATGAGAGTAACCCAACGCATAGGTGATAAGACACCGATTGCTGAAGGTAAATCAGTCTTTGAAACCGAAGAGCAAAGAAGAAAAAGATTGAATAAAAAATATCTTAATAATGTAGATAAAGTACTTCGACCAAAGAAAGGTAAAGCATAATGGGTAAACTATGTCCACGTGGTAAAGCAGCCGCCAAGAGAAAATTCAAAGTCTACCCCTCTGCATACGCTAATGCCTATGGTGTTAAGGTATGTAAAGGTCAGGTCAAGGCAGGCGGTAAGAAGAAGACCGCTAAAGGGTACACCAAAGCTAAAAGAAAGTAATGGCAGCACTAACAAAACGCCAGCAAGACACTCTTAAGAAACACTCCAAACATCACTCTGCTAAACACATGGCTATGATGCGTAAAGAAATGAGAGCTGGTACAAGCTTTACAGCAGCACACAAAAAAGCACAAAAGGCAGTAGGTAAATGAGTTTACGTAGATGGTTTCAAGAAGAGTGGGTTGATACCAAAACTGGTAAGCCCTGTGGCAGACAGAAAGGTGAGAAGCGTAAAGGCTACCCAGCTTGCAGACCATCTAAACGTGTCTCCTCTAAAACACCTAAGACTACAGGTGAAATGTCAAAAGGTGAAAAGTCGAAGTTCAACAGAACTAAGACAAGTAGTAAGCGTATCGGTTATAACCACAAAAGGCGTAAGACATAACCGATCACGCCCTTATACAAGGTGGGTTGAAGGGCTCTCCCATCTTAACAAAACAAAACCTTATAAATTTTTTAACAAAAAATATGTCACCCGAAAATTTATTCGCAAACGAAACTCCTCCAAGAGTTATCGAAAACTATCCAATTAACAAACATCCAATAATGACAAACGAAGCAGAAAGATTTAATGGCTGGGCAGCAATGCTTGGTTTCGTAGCAGCAGTAGGTGCGTACGCAACAACAGGACAAATCATCCCCGGTATATTCTAAATGGCAGCTATCTCAGTAACAAGAGAAAGCCAAGCCAGTAACTGGCAGAGATTCTGCGAGTGGGTTACTAGCACAAACAACAGACTATATGTAGGTTGGTTTGGTGTCTTAATGATCCCTTGCTTGCTCGCTGCAACAACTTGTTTTATACTCGCCTTCATCGCTGCACCGCCAGTAGACATTGACGGCATACGTGAACCAGTTTCCGGTTCCTTAATCTACGGAAACAATATTATATCAGGAGCAGTCGTCCCCTCCTCTAATGCAATCGGACTACATTTTTATCCTATATGGGAAGCCGCAACCTTGGACGAATGGTTGTATAATGGTGGACCATACCAACTCGTTGTCTTCCATTTCCTCATCGGTGTAGCAGCTTATGCAGGCAGACAGTGGGAACTATCTTATAGACTAGGTATGAGACCTTGGATATTTGTCGCTTACACAGCACCTCTATCCGCAGCACTAGCTGTTTTTCTCGTCTACCCTTTCGGACAAGGGAGTTTCAGTGATGGTATGCCTCTTGGTATTTCTGGTACTTTTAACTTTATGTTCGTATTTCAAGCAGAACACAATATCCTTATGCATCCGTTCCACATGCTCGGTGTTGCTGGGGTATTCGGTGGATCTCTTTTCTCTGCTATGCACGGAAGTCTTGTTACTTCCTCTATCATTAGAGAAACAACTGAGACTGTCTCACAGAACTATGGCTATAAGTTTGGTCAAGATGAGGAAACATACAACATCGTTGCAGCCCACGGCTACTTCGGTAGATTAATTTTTCAATATGCATCTTTTAATAATTCTCGTAGCTTACACTTTTTTCTGGCTACTTGGCCCGTCGTTGGCATATGGCTTACCTCAATGGGCATCTGCACCATGGCTTTCAACCTTAATGGTTTTAACTTTAATCAGTCCGTCGTTGATACAAACGGCAAAATCATCCCTACTTGGGCTGACGTTGTAAACAGACAGAACCTTGGAATGGAAGTTATGCATGAGCGTAACGCACACAACTTCCCACTCGACTTAGCATCAGCTGAGTCTACAAGTGTAGCACTCACAGCACCAACTATAGGTTAATGACAAAGAAAAAAAAGAAAATCAAACCAATTAAAAAATACTAATGCCACGTCCGTTCATCCCATCAGGGACGCATGCAATCTGACCATGGAACGGGGGTCAGGTACTGAGGTTAATTATGACTCAAGTAGAACTACAAGCTCGAATCAAAGAGCAAAGAGATCATGCTAGATTACAATTACTTAAGTATCGTGGCATAGCATACAAAAAGGTAACTGGTTAAGCCAGCTGGGAGGTGCAAGTCCTCCCTTACCACTTGGCAAAAGCCCTCCACGGAGGATACCTTTGGCCGTCTAGACGGTGTGGATAGACACACAAAATCTCGAGAAAAATTAGTACTAAACAATATCAACTTTTAACAATCCATAACAATGGCATATCCCGGATCGTTTGATCATCAGTCAAACGTAAACCCAACGCAGCTTACAAGACAAGGTGCGTTAAATGGCGGTACTGATCCTAGAGCCCTTTATCTTAAACTCTTCTCAGGAGAGATGTTTAAAGGATTCCAAAGGAACACAATCGCTAGAGACTTAGTGCAGAAGCGTACACTTACAAGCGGTAAGAGTATGCAGTTCATCTACACTGGTCGCACAACAGCTGAGTACCATGTACCCGGCCAGAGCATACTCGGAAACGACCAAAAGGCACCTCCAGTTGCTGAGAAAACTATTACAATTGATGACCTATTAATCAGTTCAGCTTTTGTATATGAGCTAGACGAGACATTAGCACACTACGATCTACGTGGTGAAATCTCTAAGAAGATTGGCTATGCTCTAGCTGAAAAGTATGACAGACTCATCTTCCGTGCTATCGCAAAGGGTGCTAGACAGGCTTCTCCTGTTGCTATGACTAACTTTGTAGAGCCCGGTGGAACACAGGTCCAAGTTGGAGCTGGTTCTGATGCAGACGACGCATACAACTCAACACACTTAATCTCCGCTTTCTATGATGCAGCAGCTGCACTAGATGAGAAAGGAGTTTCTGGCGACGGAAGAGTTGCTGTGTTGAACCCAAGACAGTACTACGAACTTATCCAAGCTGTAGGTTCTAACGGTCTTGTAAACAGAGACGTACAAGGTACAGCTCTACAGAGTGGCGAAGGTGTAATTGAGATTGCAGGCATCCAGATCTTCAAGTCAATGAACATCCCATTCTTCAGTAAGTATGGTACAAAGTATGCTCCTAACTCAGGTGCATCTGCTGGTACTGACCTTGCTACAATTAATCCCGGAAACACAGGCGACTTCATCTCTGAATCTACAGAAGATGGTAGAGCTAGTGTAGCTGGTATTAACAACAACTACGGAAACTCAACAGACTTTGCAAACACATGTGGACTTATCTTCCAAAGAGAAGCTGCTGGTGTTGTAGAAGCTATTGGACCACAAGTTCAAGTAACTTCTGGAGATGTGTCCGTGGTATACCAAGGAGATGTCATTTTAGGGCGTCTCGCTATGGGAGCAGATTTCCTAAACCCAGCTGCTTGTGTTGAATTGTTCGCTGGAACAACAACTAAGCCATCTGGATTCGGTACTACATACCCAGCTAACGCTTAATTTTATTCTTATACGGGGGCTTCGGCTCCCCTTTTTTTTATGGCTTCCACAACTATTGACCTCGATACCGAACTATCCGCAGTTAACTCAATACTGGGAGCTATCGGGCAGTCACCATTGACTACTTTAAACTTTGACAACCCAGAAGTATCAATGATCTACAACCTACTCCGTGATGCTAACGTAGACACGCAAGCAGAGGGGTGGCATTTGAACAGAGAAAAGCATGTAAAGTTTGCTATAGATACTAATGGTAGAATTGCTATTGGTAATGATATACTTTCTATGGATTTACATGACAACTACACTAAACGAACTAGAGATCTCGTACGTCGTAATGGATTTATCTATGACAAGATAGAACATACAGATGTCTTTACAGAAGACTTAGATCTTGATGTCGTAAGACTATATAACTTTGAAGATCTACCTACTCCTTTTAGAAGATACATAACATACAGAGCCTCGAGAGTTGCTGCTACAAAGCTAGTTGCAAACCCTCAGCTAGCAAAACTACTAGCTCAACAAGAAGCTTTATCAAGAGCCGCACTTATGGAATACGAGTGTAACCAAGGCGATCACAGTATGTTTGGATTTGAAGAAGGATCTACTTATCAAACCTATCAACCTTGGAAAAACCTTAGACGATAATGGCAAGCATAACACAAACTATCCCTCAATATTCACTAGGAATGTCAGAGCAGCCTGACCAGCTCAAGTTTCCCGGTCAGGTATCAGAGGTAACAAACGCAATACCAGACATAACCAGAGGTCTATTTAAAAGACCGGGTGCTAAAAGAATTGGCACTGACGCACTATCTAGTGTACAGAGTGGAGGTTCGTGGTTCCATTACTTTCGTGATGAGACAGAAGGATCTTACATTGGACAAGTAGCAGCTGATGGTCAAGTCAGAGTATGGCGTTGTAGCGACGGTACACTGATGACTACAGCTTATGGCACAGGTGGTCAGACAGCTATACAAAACTATCTAGCTACCAGCACTCCAGAAAACCTACAGTTCTTAACAATCAATGATACGACTTTTGTTACCAACCGTGATACTACTAATGCTAACACTCTCGTTGGGACAACGGGAACTACAGATGCTACACCAGATGCTCACTTCGGGTTCATAGAACTCTTACGTACAGAAAATGGTAGACAGTATGGTATAAATATTAACAATGGTGCAACAGTCACAACTGTCACTCGAGCTACACGTATTAAAATATCAAGTGATACACTAGACGAGTCAGATGGTACAGGTCACTGCCCCGGCATAGGTACACAGGTGTTTAGTGTAGACTCAGGTAGTAAAACAAACTTAATATTTAGAATCAATACTTTAGGTCAGCAAGGTGTTAGTCCTAACTACAGTGCTAATACAAACGGCCCCGGTGGTAGTAACTACAGATGTAGCTACAGTAGAGAAGCAATATTATTACATGGTGGAGAAGGTTGGGTTACAGGTGACACAGTTACAGTAACTCTAGATTCTGCTTCACAAAACTTTAACTATACTATACGTGTAGAAGATCATGAATCTACCCAAGTAAATGCTACAATCTCTTCTAATGGGGATGGTCTTATACGACCAGAGCCTACTCCTTTTGATGCCGATACAGCTGTTACTGCTGATACTATTATTGGTGGTATTCTAGCTGAGTTACCGTCTGGTGTTACAGGTAAACATATAGGTACAGGTATATATCTTTCCAGCTCTAACCCTTTTAGTGTTGAAGTTGTGGAAGAAGACTTAATGAGATGCTTTCAAGACTCAGTTAACGATGTACAAAATCTACCTAATCAATGTAAAAATGGTTATATTGTCAAGATTTCTAACTCTAGAATGTCAGATGAAGACGACTACTACCTTAGATTCGATGGGTCTAACAACAGAGACGGTGTAGGTTCTTGGTCTGAATGTGCTAAGTCTGGTATAGCTAAGACTCTTACTAACATGCCGCTGGTTATACAGCGTACAGCTACTACTACATTTACTGTTAAACAGTTTACCTATCAAGATAGAAGAGTAGGTGATGATACAACTAACCCAATGCCCTCTTTCGTAGGTGCACGTATTAATAAAGTATTGTTTTTCCGTAACAGATTAGCAATACTATCAGGTGAGAATGTTGTAACATCACGGCCCGGAACCCTTGGTACACCTGACTTTTTTGTTGAAACAGCTCTTACAGTATCAGCTAGTGACCCTGTTGATATATCAGCTGCATCTATGTTTCCATCAGAACTATTTGATGGTATAGAAGTAAACACAGGTTTGGTAGTATTTAGTACAAACCAACAATTCTTACTTGCATCAGATGATACAGTATTCAACCCTGATACTGCAAAGCTGCGTAGTATAGCTACGTTTAACTACAACGAAACTATAGCACCTATATCATTAGGCACTACTCTAGCATACGTTGATAACTCTGGTAAGTTTAGTCGCTTCAACGAGATGGCTAACGTAC